TAAATAATAAATAATAAATAATAAATAATAAATAATAAATAATAAATAATAAAATAATTTAAATATTTAATTAAAATTGATAAATATAAAGATATTTATTAAATATTTATAATAATTAATAAATGTCATTAGTTAATTCAAATATTGAAAACATTTATAAATCACGATGTAATATTTTAGATATATTAAAATATAGAGGGTTTGATATTTCATCATATGAAAATTTTACAATTAATGAAATTAATATTTTAAATAATAATAATCAATTAGATATATTAGTAAAAAATAATACTACTAATAAAAATGTTTATGTAAAATATTATCTTAATAAACTTTTAAAAGCTCAAACAATTTATTCTTCTATTGAAGATTTATTTAATATTGATAATATTTTAACAAAAAATGATGATTTAATTATTATAATTAAAGATGAACCAAATGAAAATTTAAATCAGATTATTAGAGATATTTGGATGGAAGATGAATATTATATTTCAATTTTAAATATTAATCGATTACAATATAATATTTTAAATCATAGTCTTGTTCCAAAACATATTATTTTAAGTGATGAAGAAGCAACATTATTTAAAAAAAAATATAATATTATCGATGATTCACAAATTGCAGATATATCATATTTTAGTCCAATATCACTTATTTTAGGAATAAGACCAAATAATATTGTTAAAATTATTAGAAATAGTAAAACATCTATAGAATCAAATTTTTATAGAATTTGTAAATTATAATTTTTAATTTATTAAATTATAAATATTTTAAATCTATTTATAATTTAATTCAATAATATAATAATGTCTTCAAGATATAAACTTTTACAAAGTGGCCAAAATTATTATGCATTTAAAGAAAAAAATAATTCATATTTTGATGGATTAACTTGGAAAAAACTAGAAAAAGTAGAAGAATCGAATTGTAATGGAAAAATTTTGAATAATGTTCAAGATCTTTCATTTCAAGCTAAAAGATTAGGAAATATTTTAGATTATAAATATATAAATGAATCATCAAATAATGGTATAAATAATATTGTTAATTTAACACAATTTCAATTTACCAATAATTATAATGTTAAACCATTTCACGAATATGGTATTGGTGACCCAGAATTAATTAATTGGTGTGTTTCAGGAAATGAAAATTATTATAAACCAAATACAAGTGGTGTTATAAATAGCGGTAAATTTGATGTTCCACAAACATTTACTTTTAATTCATCGAATGACAATCCATATTATGAATGTGAAAAAAAAGCTATAAGAAGTAATGTTCCATATTTTGTTGTAGGAGATATGAACTATTCTACAACTGAAGCTTCATATAATTGTTATGTACCAAAATTTAAAAATGCTTATAATACAAATAAAATTCAGCAATTAATAGATCCTATTTCTGAAACAATAAATAATATTTTTGATGCTCCAAATAATATTACTGAGAACGTTAATAATAATTATTTAGATGCTTCACAAAATGAATATAATAATTATCGCTTTAATAATGATGCTATACCTGGAACAGGTAATTTTTTAATTTATACTGAAGATATTTATAATTTTTCTGATGTAAACCTAAACTCTCTCGGAAATATTGATGAAATAACTAGAGAAATAGAAAAAGTAACACCATATAAAGAATATTTAAGACTATACGATGGTAGTTTGAATCCAAATAACATGTATACATATTTTTATAAATCTAATAACGATGATTTAAAAACATATTTTAATAATTTTAATTGTTTAGATTTATCAGATAATATGAATTTTAGTGCAGTAAAAAATAATGTAGCTGAAAATGATATTCTTTTTGATAAAAAGATTCGTGAAATATATGAACAATGGAAACAATTAAATGACGAAAATAATAACATTATAAATGATATTTCTCGAATAAATATTATAGGTAAAGCAAGAGAAGCGTATTTAAGAGATTTATATAAAGTTATAGAAAATCAACAAAATGAATTAAAAAAATTATTAAATAACTCAAACGGAGGTATAGGAAGACTAAAAGATCAAAAATATTTAAGAGATAATACTATATTAGAAATTAATATTTTAATATTAATTATTATTTTTTCATTATTTTTATATAGTAAAATTAAATAATATGTTATATTAATTATAATAGATGAATACATTAAAATTAGATATAAATCAATCAAAAAAAATGAATGATAAATTAGATTATTCAAATAAAAAGTTTCAAAATAATAATTTATTGGAAGATAATTATTATGATAGTTTTAATGATTTAAATGATATAGATAATATTAATTCTAAAAATAGTTTATATGATATTAATAATAATAATAATAATAATAATAATAATGATGATGATGATGAATTTAAAAAATTTCTAAAAGATTTTACAAATCTACATAATAATAATAATAATAATAATAATAATTTAAAAAATAATGAAGATATTTTTTCCATATTTTATGATAATTTTTTTGAAATATTTAAAATCATTTTAATTTTTGTTATTTTATTATTATTATTTAATAGTATTTTTTATAAAGATTTAAACTATTTAATTGTAATTATTATTATAATTATATTTTTTTTTATTAAAAACCTTTAAATAATAAATGCATTTTTTTTTTAATATTATACTATAAGTATAATATGATAAAAAATAAATTTTTAGATAAATTTAATAAAACAACAATCTTTTTATCATTACTGATATTAGTATTGTTATATATTTTATATATTCATAATACTAATTATAATAATTTATTTGAAAATTTTTCATTAATTACTAATGATTTTGTTAATCCATGCGATAAAGGATATCCACATTTTTATATGTCATCTAATAGTTATTCTATACATAAACCAAATGCGGATGAAGTATCATGTAATTTTTTATGTGATACTTCTAATGATTGTAAATTTTATACTATATCTGGAGAACAATGTCATAACTATAATATTATTGATCTAGATATATCTGTTAATTGTAATAAAAAAGATACTATTATTTCAGGATTAAGTGACAAATATATAGGAATAGGATTTATAAGAAACGTTGATGATATAAATTTATTAAAATATCATGATCAACATTTATATACTGTAAATGAACTTCTTAATAATAAAGATTCATTAGATACACAATTAAGTAATATATATATGAACAGCATATCAAATGAATATATTACAACAATAAGCAATAATATGTTGAGTGATAATAATGATAACATAGATACATGGGGTTATTTGAATGTTTCAGGTGTTAGAATTTTTAAAAATCAATATTTACAGTTTATTGACGATTCATTTAATAGCCATTTAGATGATTTATCACTTAATCGTGGGTACAATGGATGGTCATATTTAACAGAAATAAGTAATAATAATGGAGATATAAGTGATAATTATCCTAATCCAAAAAGAAGTATAAAACAAAAACAAAATACCAAAGATATAGAACAAACTAATGAAGATTTAGAAGAATATACGAAGAAAAAAACACAATTTGTATATATGTTTTTATTAATTTTAATATTTTTAACAGCTATTATTTTAACTTTATATTTTATTGTTCCAAATATAGTTAATGATTTAATATTAATTATATATTTTATTGGAATATTTAGTATTTTATTTTATTTAAAAGGGTATCTATAATAAAAGCTAATAGATTAATATAAAAATAATATATATATTTATATTAATTAAATGAATAATAATAAAAAATATAGTTTTGATAATGATACACTTACATATATTAATCCAATGGGAACTATAAGTGAGTTACCTGTTGCACCAAATAGTGGTATGCATAAAGCTATAAATGTAGTAAATCAAAAAAATATTAATTTTACAAAATTAAGAAGAGAAAAAAATATATTAAAAGATAGACTTGAAGATACTGGAAAAAAAAATGAAAATTATCAACAATTATTTCAAACATGGAGTGCAGTTTCATTAATTTTTATAATTGTATTTTTAATAATGATTAGAAATATCTCAAAAAATAATTAAAAAATATTTAATAAAAATAATCATTTTTATTAATATTATCATAATATAATATTAATAAAAATGGGTAATTGTCAGGCAAGAGCAGAAAAAATAATAGCAAAAGATGGAGAAATAAAAGGCGAGAAAGCTTTTTGCGAGTGTATAGATGAGTATTCAAAATGTGAAGGAAGCAGAACAAATCAAATAGATGTTAACTTACCTAATATTTTATATTGTGATAAAATTGAAAGACATAAATGGATACATAAAACACTAAATTGTCCTACAGACGATAAAAAGAAACAAGCAGCATTAGGTCTTTGTGAACAAGATGATAATTATAATTATGTAAAAGAAAAATGTGGTTTTCAAAATATTGAAGGTTTTACACCTGGATATATTGCTTCAACACATAATATATTACAAGGACAAATTGATAAGGAACATGATATTCACTTCCAAAATGCAAAAAATTGTAAATATAATTTAAATAATAAATTAAATGATTATAATAAGTATTTAATAAATGCTAAATCTGAATATAATTCAAATGAGAATTGTAATAAATATAAAATACCTAACAAAACTTGTAAAACCCCCGAAGATTGTGCTTTGCTAAATTATGATGTAACAAGTACATGTAAAAAAAAAGTGATTGTATTCTAAATGAGTTTAAAAGAGCAACTGGTTATCAAAATATTAATACTATTGAAAATAATAATATTGAAAATAATAATATTGAAAATAATAATATAAAAAATGATAATTTAACTTATAATATTATATATTTATTATTCATTGTTTTTTTACTATATATATGTAATTTAAAAAAAAATATTCAAACAAATTTAAGAAAAAATATACTATTAATAATAATAATAATAATAATATTATTTTTTATATCTTTATATATTAATATTAAATATGCCTAATCTTAAACAACTTGAAAAAACTTTAACAAAAGTAAAAAAATATTCTAATCTTTCAGAAGATAATATGAATAGTGCTACTGATACAATCGGTTTTTCTAATTTAGAAGAAGCATATACTAATTTATATGAAGGATATAATACGATTAAAGATGCAATGATTCAAACACGTAATGATAGAGATTGGGCAAATCATTATAGAAAACAAGCAAAGAACGCTAATGTAGATTCAAAGGCATATGCTGAATCTGGTAGACTTTCTAATGGACAAAATATTAAAGGAGCGAAAGATTTTAAGATAGATGCAGATAAATACGCTAGTAGTTCGAAGAATTTTATGAATAATTCAAAAAATTCTTCTATTCAATCATGTAAAAAAAGAAATAAATCAGAAAATTCACAACACATAGCAAATATAAATAAATTAAATTCAGATATGGATAAACAATTGGCTAAATATAATAGAATAAAAACTGAATTAATACGTCAAAAATCAGATTTATATACAAATGCAATTAAAGATCAAGTAAATTTACATAAAAATACCATGGAAGACTATGGAACTAATGTTATTGCTAATCCAAGTCATGCTTTAAATCTTAGTTTTGATGATGCAGTATTGCAACAAATCATGACTAATACAAACGAACAAATAAGTAATATAGATAAACAATATACAGATATAGAAACAGAAGAAAATAATTATAAAATTAATCAAACTATAAAAATAGATAATGCCAATTCTCGGGCTTTAGATTTCGAAGAATGTTTTTCTAATTTTAGCACAAATACAAGAGTAACAGATGAAGGATATTCTAATATTGAAGGTTTTAAAGAAGGTCTTTCTTTTAATTTACAATCTACATCAGGAGAAGGTAATTATGATATGTTTAAAAAATCAGTTCATAATTTAATAGATAATAAAATTGTTGAAAAAGCTGTTCAAGAAAAAAATTTTAAAAATGATTTAGTTTTATCATATTTAAGTGATAATGATTATAGTAAAACTGATTTGAAAAAAATATATGATAGTGAAGAACAAAAAAATAATTTAAATAAACGAAAAAATAATATATTAAAATATGAAAATAATGTATTTAAACAATATATACATATTTTAAAAGTTATTGTTATTGTTTTATTATTAATAGCACCTATTTTAATTTTAAATAAAAAAGAAATAATTAATTATACTATAACAAAATATTTAATTATAATATTATTTGTATTAGTTTTTATGTATATAATTAAGATTTTATATGATATTAATAGTAGAGATTCTATTAATTTTAATAAATATAAATTAGATGATGGTAAATATAGAAGATTACATGAACAAGGAAAAATAAGTAGAAAAGGTAGATTATCTAGTATGTTAGGTGGAACTTGTATAGGTAGCCAGTGTTGTGATGAGGGTATGACATATGATGCTAATAGTGATAAATGTATTTATACCGAAATTTCAGCAGAATTAAAAATAATATCAAATATAGATAGTGCTGGGAATTTTATAATAAATTCTAATAAATCAGGTAAATTAAGTGTTAATAATAATGGTTTATCAGATGAAGATATATCAGTAGGTGATAATACTTTGCAAATTAACAGCTATGTTTCATCAACAACTTATACAGCAACATTTATACCAGATGATGGTACAGATAGTGTTACAATTATAATATCATAAGCATGATAAACTGTTAAAAATAATTGATAATGATATTAAATAAATATTTAAGTAACAAATAATTTAAATATTTATTTAAAGTAATATGATATTTAAAGATTTAAATAAAAAATTTAATAAAATTTTTATTATTTTGTTAATTATTTGTATTTTTAATATATTTTTATATAATTATAATAATATTAATGTAAATAATAAAGAAACGTATATGAATACAACTGATGAACAACAAGACAATACATTATCTACATTTAAAGAAGAAATTATTTTAAAAAATAAAAATATTTTACAGAAGTGCAAAGTACCACATTATTATGGTAGTTATAAACGCAGTAACGTAAGCGCGCCTCCACATTGTCCATCAGAAATCAATTAATATATATTAATTAAAATTATTTATATGTAATTTATTAATAAATATTATAATATTTATTAATAGTAATTAGATTATTATAATTATGTCAAAATGTAAAGAGTCACCATGTAAAGTTGAACCGGAAGTTATTACAGAACTAGCTGACAATGCTATGAAAACAGGACTAGAATATGTTGCTGAACAGTCTGGTATTACAGAAACAGCAATGCAAGATTTAAGAAGAGCGATGAAAAATCCTGAAAGACCTACAGGAGATGTTATCTCGGGAGATGATGATAAAAGAGGTTTTAAAAATATAGAAGGTTTTATAGAAGGTTATGATAAAATTGAATATTTATATAGTTTACATATAATTGATGATAATGATGAACTAAAAAATAAAATGTATAAGCGAGATACTGATATTTCAAAAATTGTTTTTACTGATACTGATTCTAGACCTTATAATAGATACATATGTCAATATTTTAGTGAAGAAACAATTAGTGATATATGTAAAAATGTGATGAAAGATTATAATGACCATTATAATATTTTTAAAACTAATTTAGATGGTTATACTTCTTTATATGAATATCAAATGTATTTAGGTGGAATTATAAATGAAAAATTAAATTTTTTAGATAAAATAAAAAATAAAATAAATACATATAAACAAAATAATTTTATGGATAATAGAAAAAATAGTTATTTATCAAGTAATTTAGAATTTTATAAAAATATTCATTTCTATATTTTTATTTTATATTATACTATATTTATAGCATTTTTAATATTTTCTAATTTTATAAAAGATAAATTATATGAAAATAAATATGTTATGATTTATGTTGTAGCAATATTAATAATACCATTTATATTACGATATATTTTATTAAATATATATAATCTATATACAAATTATATTGAAAGAAATTATTTAAAATTAGATGAAATTAGTTATAAATATTTAGTTGAAGAAACATATCATCAAAAAAAAAATGAAAAAGATCAAGAACAATTAAATAATTATTATGAAACAAGAAATTCATAAAACATTAAATAAATAAATAATTAAATTATTTTATTAATTATTTATTTAATAAAATTATTCATCATCTTCGTCGCTACTATATTCATCGCATAATTCAACATTAATCCATTTACCTCTTTGTGCTTTACCATAATATTTATCCATGTAATCAACTATTTCTTTATTATTTGGTAAATAAGTTTTACCGTGATTATTAATATACCATTTTTTAAATTCTTCTATTAAATCTGTTTTACGAATTTTACTATTTTGTTTTCTAATTATTTTATCTTTTACAAATTCACTAATATAATCTTGTCCTTCGCGATATTTATCGCTAATTTCAGTAACAATTTTTGCATCTTTAACATTACCATTTGTTTCAAATGCTATTTTTACTAACATGGATATTAATACTGGAGCCCATACTTCAAACTTTTCATCTATTTTTTTATCAATATCGAATTGATATGGAAAATTATCATTAGGAAATTTAGAATTATTATATGGGTCTTCTGTAAATTTAGACATAAAATCGCAAATACGAATACGTCTCCATGTCCCGTCATCATTAGATTTAATATCAAATAAAACATTAGTACATACTACTAATTTAAATTGAGGTATAAATGTAACAGTATCTTTGAATAATGCTCTCCCTTGAATGGGATCACCACCTGTAATTTCTTTCATAATACCTTCATTTATTTTTTCATTTTTGCTCGGTTCTTGCATAACAGCATATCTTACACCCATAAGTTGAACTATTTCAGGCGATGTAGAACCAATACTATTACGTGTTTGTGTTATTAATGTAATAGGAACAGTTGCTTTATAATCACCTAATGCTTTACCTAATAATTCCACTAATTTAGATTTACCATTTGAACCGCTTCCAGTGTATATATTGAATGTTTGGTTATCATTTGTTCCAATTAATACAGAAGCAAGATGTTCCCACATATAGCGACGCAATTCTTCATTAGGAAATAATTGATACATAAAATTATTAATTTCTTCAATTACTTTTTCGTGATTTTCACAATTTGGATTATTAAATAATGAATTACCAGATAAGTCTTGATATGGTATATAGTCAATATTTGTAGATTTAGTAATAAAATCTTCAGGTTTACCTTTTCTGTAAATTTTATTTTTAAAATCAACAACATAATTATTAAATCCTAATAAATATGGATTTGCATCTACTTTATTTATGAACTCTTTGTCATAAAATAATTCTTTGGCTTCTTTCATAATATTATTCTTCCAGCTTGTAGTTTTTAAAAATAAACAAATATCTCCTATTTTCGCTGATTTTATTTTCAATGGTTCAGCATTTTCTTCTTTGCTTTCTATATTTGTAATTTTTTCCATCAATTGTTGAGCTAATGTTAAATATTTTTGATGCATTGTTTTAGATATATATAATCTTAATGTATTACCACTATCTATTTCATGCCACTTATAATTTTTATATTGGTACCATAAGTTATTTTTTATACTAACACATACAAATTCATCTTTAAACATTTGATATAAAACAATAGCTAAATCAAATTCAGTAACTTTATCTTTTTGTACCATTGTTTCTAATGTTTTTTCAATATAATATGATATTGTTTCTCGTCTAACATCTTGATATTTATCCTCATTTTTAGCCCAATACATTATTGAACGTTTTGTTAATCCATCTGGATTATTTTCTTGAAAGCTATTCCATAAATTATAATATTCTTGTATATTTTTAAAATTAAATTTATCATATTGACTACTAAATTTCATCCAAATAATAAACATTATATTAGTATCTTCACAATTATTATTTTTTAATGCCCAACCAACACGTATCCATTTACTAAATGACCCTTCTCCATAAAAACTTTCAGAAAGAATCATTGTAAAATTATATATTTCTTTTAATTCATAATCATAATGTTTATCACTATCAAAAATTATTTGAAGACAATCATCTAAATCGGTTTGTGTTTTTATATTATCAAAATTATTATTAAAATAATAAAATATTGAATTTTTATTACTATTATTATTATTATTATTATTATTATTATTATTAATTTTTTCTTTATTCAAAGTATTTAACATTTTTTTTTCTTTTTCAATATTTTCAACAATATTTTTATCATCGTTAATTTGAAATCTTATATGATTATTATTTCTTGCAGAAATAATAGGTAATAATGCTAATATATCTATATTTTTTATATTATTATTTGTATAATTCCATAAATCATCATCCATATTATATACACAAGAATAATGATAACTTAATTCATATTTTTCATTACCTGGTTTTTTACAACCATACATTTGCCAATTACAAATTCCTTTTGTTATACCTTCATCAAATAAATCATTAGTATTATTGGTATAAGGCATATCACTCCATATATTATTTATTTCATTAATAATTAAACGACGTAGATAACATTGTTCGGCTTTAAACATTTTTATAGTAAAAATTAAATGAATTCCATCTTTTACCTTATCTTCTAATATATTAACTTTAGATTTTTCAAAAACATATACATCTATTTTGCTGTTATTATATATTTTATAAATACGTAATAAATTTTTTAAATATAAATCTATTATATCTACAATATGGTCTTTGCTATGTTGTCTTGATTTTATAGATAAATTATATCTCATATCTATATCCACTAATAATGGACCATCATCTATCTGTTTTTCAGTTAAGAATTCATCATTATTATTTTCAATAACATGGTTATAATAATTAGACCAAAATTCATCAGTATATTCTATATTATATGTTCCACCAAATACATTTAGTTGTTTGCTTCCAATTCGTGTGTGTGTATGAAAATCTCCTTTTTCAGCCTTAAAATTGTTTAAATATGTTGAAAAATTTGTCTTGGAAGATGATAATGCTTTTGCATTATTACTCATAATATTAATTAATTATATATATAATTATATTTTTATTTCAATTTTAAATATATTTTAATAATATTATAAAAAGAATTTTATATTTATTATGTAAATGAGTAATAATAATAATTGTTTAAAACGTTTAATTAATGATCTTAAATATATTAAAAAAAATAATTTGGAATTATTAAAAAATAATATATTTTATAAACATGATGAAAATAATTATATGATGGGTTATGCAATGCTAATAGGAAATAGTGATACTCCATATAATTATGGATATTACTTTTTTAAATTTATTTTTTCAAATAATTATCCTTATGAACCTCCCATTGTAAAATTTATTTCAAATTCAAATGTTAGATTTCATCCAAATTTATATGTTAATGGTAAAATATGTTTATCTATACTAAATACTTGGAAAGGAGAAGGTTGGACATCATGTCAAAGTATTTATTCTATATTAATTATAATATCTAGTATTTTGACACAAAATTCATTAACATATGAACCAGGAATAACAATATCTCATTATGATGTAGAAAAATATAATTTATTAATAGAATATAAAAATATTGAATATTCTATATTACATATTATAGATTTAATAAATAATATATCTGATAATAAAAATAATATATCTGATGATAAAAATAATATATCCGATAATAAAAATTATATATCAGATAATACTAATAATATATGCAATAATGATAATAATATTATCATTAAATTTAAAGAAGAAATCATTGATAATTTTATAAAAAATAAATCAGATATAAATAAAAAAATAAAAATTTTAAGCACCAATATAGATACATCTTCATTTATTAATAAAAATACTATAAATATTAATACATATAATTTAAAATATAATTTAAATATTGATAAATTATATAAAATATTTTATAAAATTGAAAATAAATATAAATAATATTTATGTATATTAATAATTAGTATGCATTTTTGTGAAAAATGCCAAAATATGTATTACATTAAAATCGATGAACAAAATGAAAATAATATTACTTATTATTGTAAAAATTGTGGTTATACAGATGATGAATTATTAGATACTACAAAATGTATTTTAAAACAAGAAATAATACAAACTACAAGTGTTAGTTCTAATATAAATCAATATACTAAATATGATTATACTCTTCCGCGTATAAATAATATAAAATGTCCAAATAATAATTGTTTATCTAATACAAATCCTATTGATAATCCAAATGAAATAATTTATATTAGAAGTGATCATACTAATTTAAAATTTATATATTTATGTTGTAATTGTGATAATCAATGGAAAATAGAATAAATAAAATAGAATAAATAGAATAAATAAAATAGAATAAATAGAATAAATAAAATAGAATAAATAGAATAAATTTAATAATTTATTTTATTTATTATTATTTATAAATTGATATAAAAATTTATATATTTTTTTATATTAT